CTTAAATATTTAGAGAAGGCATACGCTTAATGTCCACTAAATCAGTTTGTACACCATTGGTGTTCATGTCGATTGCGTGTTCATGTTCCGTGAACGTGTCGAAAAATTGAAAAAAACTAAACATGTCAGTCCACCTGATCGGCGTAGTGACGCTAATTTATCTCGCGGTATGTATTTGCCTCTTGAGAGAAGGCCAATACGGAATGAGCCTGTGCTTCTTCGGCTATACGGTCGCCAATTTAGGACTCATGTGGTCGATGATAAAGCCTACCTAGATAGGACTTACGAAAGGATGCACGAAACTTGAAAATCAGTAACGAAGGTTTGGAACTCATTAAAAAGTATGAGGGTCTTAAATTAACCGCTTATCTCTGCCCTGCGAAAGTCTGGACTATCGGTTACGGGTCTACAGGTAAGCACGTTAAAGAAGGCATGACTATCACGGAAGCAGAGGCAGAGCAGTTCCTTAAAGACGATGTTTCCCGATTTGAAGAATGTGTAACCGAGGCTCTATTCGTTCCGGTGACTCAAAACGAGTTTGACGCTTTAGTTTGCTTTGCTTTCAACGTGGGCTGCGGTGCGTTCCTTGGGTCTACTTTGTTAAATCTGATTAACGAGGGTAAGAAGTCTGCCGCTGCTCAGCAATTTCTCAGGTGGGATAAAGCTGGCGGAAAAGTCCTAGCCGGTCTTGCTCGGAGAAGGGCGGACGAAAGAGCCTTGTTTCTATCATGACATTTAACCGGACATTCTCAATTCCCGAACCGCGAAAAACTCAATAGAACTATATCTCTACACTGTTAAATATATTGGACATTTAATGCAACGAGGCTTTATTACCCTATCCCTAACGGGCTATATCGCTCTAGGCTGCGCTGCTGTGGTCGCGGTGGTGTCTGGGTATGCCTACATTCAAACAAAAAGACTAGAGGCTTGTAAAACTGAGTTTCAGGTATTTAAGTCTGAGGTTGAGAGATTAGGTAAAGAGGCTCAAGAAAAAGTTAATCAAGAGATCGAAAGACAGAAAAAGGTAACTAACGATGTGTCCACAGATTACGAAACTCGGCTTAATCTCCTTCGTGATACTTATGCAAGGCTGCGCGACTCCCGTAGCGGTTCAATGTCCGCCATTCCCAACGCCCCCCGAAGTGTTGATGAAATCCCCACCGACTCAATTCCTCTTGCTGGAATCTGCGCGGAAACAACCCAACAATTAAACTCTCTACAAGAATGGGTTAAGGCTCAGTCACAGTAATTTAGCTACATCTTCCGCAGTCTCGCGGTAGTAAATCATGGCGTGCTTCAAGTCCTTCCAGCCGAACATTTTAGCCAACTGAAACGGGGTTAATTTCTGGCTTAACCTAGTGGCCGCGACCCCTCTTAAATCATGGAAGTGCAATCCTTCTATACCTGCTGCTTTACATAAATTCCGCCAATGAACATCAAGCCTTTTTGAGTCCAATTTAAACGGCCCCAGGTTCCATATCTCAAGAGCTTTAGCACTTAACGGAACTTCCCTTCTTTCGCCGTTTTTCGTATCCGCTAAAACCGCAACTTGACCGGATACCTCTTTAAGTCCGCATATCTCACCGGCTCTCATACCTGTCTCTACCGCGAAGTCAGCCATTCTCAGGACTTCTTTATAGATTTCGGTATTTGCGAATTGCGAAAGCCTCTCCCGTTCTTCATCGGTCATTAACCTAGTTCTAGGTTTACCTTTAGGCGGCATCCTGACCCCAATAAACGGATTAACCTTTAACCATTTCCATTCTTTAACCGCGATTGTGCAGACGTGACTTAACAGGTTCTTTTCCCTGTTCACAGAAGCCCCAGAAACGTCTAGGAGCCTTCTATCTCGCCAATCTGACACATGGGTAGCATCTAGGTCTTTCAATCTCACCAAAGCTATCCTGTCGCGTTTTATGAGGTTAATTCTGACCAATTCCCAACGTGAGCCTTTCTTGTGGGCTGAGACGGTCTCAGCGTATCTATCTAAGGCGTCGGAAAACGTCTTGTTAGGAATTTCCCCGCGTTCACCGGCTAGGATTTCGTTCTCTTGAGATACGGCCCAAGCTCTAGCCTGACCCATAGATTTAAAGGTTTTAGACTTGCGGATACGCTTAACGCATATCTGCGCCCTGACACCTTGGGGGGTTTTTGTGTAAGTAGGCATGGGTAAATTCTGGGTAAACTGATCGCAGAAAATACCATTATTTAACCGTTCGAGTCCGCCTTTTCGCAGGACGCGGGTAAACTCGAAGGGGGTAAGAATGCCTCGGGTCGGACTCATTCGTATATTATAAATCAATAACTTAGCTGATGCGCGGGTAAATTCTGGGGAATATGTTGTTTTGTCGCCCAAGCCGCTACAGATTTAGCCGACCATCGAGGCTGTTCATTATCCTCCGAAACGGGATTCGGGAAACCTGGCTGATTGCGTTTTTTCCTTAAAAAGTAATCTTTGGAAATCCCGAAATACTCGGCGCAATCCTCGGCAGACCAAAGTAAGTAATCAAAGGGAATCACGATTGCTCCTTGATGGCTGCGTCGATTGCTGCGTCTATATCTTCAGTTCTAGTAATTGGACGCATTAGCAAGTCATTCCACGGTTGACACCTATCCATTTGCCGCAGCCACCGATACCGTTCCGCATCCTTCCGCAGCGCCTCGTTCTCGCGCTCAAGATGGCACCGCTCATTCCATGTTTTTTGTAGCCATTCAACAGCCTCTTTTTTGCTGCCCTCCTCTGCAATGGCGTTAATAAATGCTGCTGGTGTGTGTGGTGCGTCACTCATTTAACCTCCTTCATTTCCTCAAGCAGCTTTATCAAGGACTCGTCAGGCGGCGAAAGGGTGTTGGTTCCCCTAAACAATGCGTTGTAGATTTTCCGCCTTCCATCATCGTCAACAATAATCGCAAACTCGCCCGCGTTAAGTCCGTCCACCTCTCTGTCGTCTACGAATTCAATCATCTTAAATCCCCTTGCGGTTATTACTGGACTGAGTGCGCCATACATCAATCTTGGCTTGTGCTGCTTCCATCATCCACCGGAGATACTCGTATTCCTGGTCTGCTATCTGTTTAGCTTTTAAGTGTTCGTCATACTGCGGGTCTGCGTAAGCTATAGCTTCTTGAGCGCCCAACGGCTTATCAGAGTTATCCCGCATGATTTTTGACTTAACTACCTTCGTGAAGTCAGCAAGGTAATTAGCCTTACCTTTCGCAAAGCCGACTTTCAGGGCGTTATCCCGAAGGTAATCAACTGCTGCTTCTACTTGTTCGTCTGTAATCATTAGGCAACCTTACTTTGCGCAAGCGCGTCAAAAAATCGTTTAAGGTCTTGTTGGCTTACCGCAAACTTTGCCCATTTTCCTTTTGAGCTTGGCGCGATTGATACGCTTTGATATTTGCGGATTAGCTCGCCAGGTATTAAGAAAATTGCGTATCCCTCTTCTTTGTAACCAAAGCAAACAATAAAGTCAGCGCAAGCCTCCTGTTTTTTGCAGGAAAATGCCCATCTAGTCCGACTTGATTTATGGAACCCTTTGTTTAGTTTTGATGCCTTAACATCAACCCCGTATCCATGAACCAAAAAATCTATTTTTGGCTGAAACTTTATTTTGTTCTGATTATCGGCATAAGGAATTAGCTCCTGAAAGTCGGCCTCCGCTTTCGCGGCCAGCCGATCTCTATCAGAGCCATACCTTTCTTTATCTCCGGTAACGGCTACGCCAGCTTTCTTAAGATGGATATAAACCATTTGCCATGAAATACCTGTCTCAGCGCCGACAGCATGTAGGCTTTTAAGTCGTGCGTAAGCCTCTACGCATTTCTGTTGGTTATCCATTTCAGAAAGGGATTGAGTCGCTATCCATTTCGCTAAAGCTGCCGCCGCCCTTGCGCTTCTCTGCGGGTTTTTCTTCCTTCGGCTTAAACGCTAGGGATTGCCACTTATTCCCGTTCTTGTCCTCTTTAGTCCATGAGGAAATCCAGTATTCAACCCCATCAATCAAAGCCGTTCCCGTTGCGTTGGGGTGGGTGTCTTTCTCGCGTTTCATATTTTTAAACAGTGAACCGCTGAGATTTTTCATTTCGTAGGGCATTTGGTTTCCTTATGCTTGTTGTGCTTCTTGGTTTTTAAGGTTTTTCTGCTTCTGCCGTTCAAACTCTTTTGTCATTGCTGACCTCTGCTTACTATCGAAGAAAGTCCAGAAATAAACGGACTCGTCTGCGTCTAACTCTGCGTTCCATTTCTCTAAAACAGCGTCCTCTACGGAATCAGCGTTAAGCCAATCCGTAACCTTAGAAACCGCAGTCTTAACCTTGTCATGCTGCTCCTGAGTCAGTCCGTCACCGGCTCCACTGGTAGGCTTGATAACGCCTTTAGCGGCCTTTGGTGCGCTTCCAGTCTCAACGGGAGGGGCGGAGTCCAGCGCGTCATGCTCAACGATTTCTAGGGCCGATACATAAAGGTATCGACGGTTGTAAGTCTCAACGGCTCCCAAGTTTTGAATGGGGTGACAGCCTTTCAGGTTCGCGTCAGCCATTGGGGAGGTGAAGGTAACGACTTCCTCCGGTTTTTCGATGTTGATAACCTTGAGTTCCGCCA